GGGAGATTTTTTATATGGAGGGGAGATTTTGCCTTATAAGCTGAGATCGGATAAAAGCTCCACCGTGGGGAGAAAAAAACTTCTAGAAAAAGAGTATAACCGCTGTCGTCCAGAGCGGCATAAGATATATAGTACAGCACGCTGGCAAAGAGTAAGAGAGTATAAAAAAAAGCGGAATCCTTTGTGTGAGGAGTGTGCTAGACAAGGGCGTATAACCCCGATGGCACTCGTAGATCATATCGTGCCGATAGAAGAGGGGGGCGCGGTTTTTGACATGGAAAATCTCCAGTCTTTATGCGCCGCTTGTCATAACAAAAAGCACGGTGGGGGGTGATTTTTTGGCTTTTAGAGGAAGAAAACCGACCCCGAGAAAAATCTTAGAGCTCGGGGGGAGGGTACATAAAAAAAAAGAGGAGATAGTTGATTTTGGGGAAATGGCTGAGACTGATATAAATCTGCCTTTCGGGGCAGCGGAGCGAGCTAAAAAAACACTAAACCTTTTAATGGAACAGGGCGTCTTAAACCCTTGCGACGCCGAACCTTTTGCGCGGTATGTACAGCATGTGAGACTAGCATATGAAGCTGATGAAATCCTCCAGAGCGAGGGATTGCTTTATCCTGATAAAAACGGCTTTTTACATAAGCACCCTGCGATACAGATACACAGGGATAACTCACTGGCGGCACTGAGATACGAAGAGCAGTTTGGGCTTACTCCGTCTGCGAGAATGCGACTTCGTGGTGCAGGGGAGATAGAAAAAGACAGAGAGGCGGCAGCTTTCGATGACTTTATCGACTCCGCTGAAGAATAGCTCCGCCGTAGCTAAGCAGTATATAAAAGACGTTTTAGACGGGGAAATCACGGCTTGCCGATGGGTAAGACTTTTTTGTGAAAGACATGAAAGGGATTTACGGACGGGCGGATCGAGAGGACTTTTCTTTGATGAGACCGCCGGAGCAAGAATCTTGAGATTTTTTGATTTTCTGAAGCACTCCATAGGCGAGTTTGCAGGTCAGCGTTTCATTTTATCTCCATGGCAGCAGGCTTATCTATGGGTACTTTTTGGCTGGAAAAAAGCTGATACAGGGGTCAGGAGATTTAGGACTTCCTATCTAGAAATTTCCAGAAAAAACGGGAAAAGCACGATGTCTGCCGGAGTTGCGCTTTATCTTTTAGAAGCAGACGGGGAGCAAGGCGCGCAAGTTTACAGCGCGGCGACAAAACGCGACCAAGCAAAGCTGGTACATGGAGAAGCGGTTCGTATGGTACGTGCTTCTAAGCCGCTTTCAGCTCATATCACACTCAGAGCTGATAATATTTTTGACCTGAAAAAAAATAGTAAGTTTGAGCCTTTATCTAGTGACTACAACAGCTTAGACGGTCTAAATATTTCTGGGGCGATTGTAGACGAGCTTCACGCGCATAAGACGCGTGATTTGTGGGACGTCCTCGAAACCGCGACTGGCTCGAGGCGTCAACCTTTGATGTTTGCTATCACTACCGCCGGCGTATCTCGTGAGAGCATATGCAGGGAGCAGCATGATTATCTAGTGAAAGTGCTTGAGGGCACGGTAGAAGATGATAGCTATTGTGGCATAATTTTTACCCTTGATGATGGTGATGATTATACCGATGAAAAGCTGTGGATAAAAGCTAATCCCAATCTCGGCGTATCGGTAAAAATCGATGATTTACAAAGAAAGCTGAAAAAGGCGCGTGAAATGCCAGCTGCACTGAATGCTTTTTTACGACTACACTTAAACATTTGGACTCAGGCTCAAGACCGCTGGATAAATCCAGACGCGTGGTCTTTATGTGGGGGACGAACGCCGATAGAAGAGCTCAAAAACGAGATTTGCTATGCAGGCTTAGATTTATCGACTATAAACGACTTAACCGCGCTTGTGCTGAAGTTTCCGAGGACGGGCGATGTTCTTTGCTGGTTTTGGATACCCGAAGATAACATGACGGCGCGTGAAAGACGTGATCATGTCCCCTTTTCAGCGTGGGTACGTCAGGGATATGTAGAGGCAACGCCGGGGAACGTGATAGACTATGACTATATCAAAGAGAGAATCAGGAAAATTGCGCAAGAGTTTACAGGTCTGAAAGATATAGGCTTTGATCCGTACATGGCAACGCAAATAGCACTTCAGCTTCAAGATGAAGGTTTTAAGATGGTTCCCGTCCGGCAAGGCTGGATCACTTTAAGCCCTGCGCTGAAAGAGCTTGAGCGCGAGTATCTCGGGCGCGAGTTAAAGCATGGCGGGAACCCTGTGCTTTCATGGATGGCGTCAAATCTCGTAGTAAAAAAGGATACTGCCGAAAACTATGTGCCGGATAAAGCGCGGAGCATAGATAGGATAGACGGTATAGTCGCGCTATGTGTCGCGCTATCAAGGCAGATAAACTCACAGGAAGTTTCAAGCATATATGAAACGAGAGGACTTTTAACAATCTAAAAAAAAGGAGTGAGGAAAATAAAAAAGATCCGACATAAAAAGCAAGCGGACGCTGCACAAGCTTCAGTTGAGGCACTGAGTCAAGTTTTGACGGGGTCATATGGGGTAAAAGCGGCAGGAGTGTATGTTTCACCGACCACGGCACTACAGTGCAGCGCGGTTTTTGCGTGTGTAGGGCTTTTAGCTGAAAGCATAGCGCAGCTTCCTATAAAAACGTATAGATATGACGGGGATAAAAGAGTAGCGGATAAAGATCACTGGGTCTATGACCTTTTAGCCCGTAAGCCCTGTTCTTGGCTGACTTCCTTTAACTGGCGCGAACTTGCTATGATGTGCTTATGTCTGCGAGGCGACTTTTATGCTTATAAGGTTCGCGATAACTCGGGGCGAGTTCGGGAACTTTTACCCTTACTACCGGGGGCGATTGCCGTACGACAGCTTAGCAACTGGGAGCTCGAGTACATGGTAACTTTTTCTGATGGAACTACTGAAACTGTTCCGCAATCAGAGGTTTTCCACGTCATGTACAGGACGGTTGACGGTGTGAGGGGACTTTCTCCGATAGCTTGTGCAAGACAAACAATCGGGTTAGCACTGGCAGCACAAGACCATGGGGCGTCAACGTTTATGAACGGGGCAAAACCCGGCGGTATTTTAAGTTTGCCGAGTGTGCTTTCCAAGGAAGCACTTGAGCGATTGAAGTCTGACTGGCAAAGCGCGTACAGCGGCGAAAATGCAGGTGCAACTGCTGTCTTAGAGCAGGGCATAGAGTTTAAGCCTTTATCCATGACAAATGCAGACGCTCAATATCTTGAAACTCGCAAATTTCAGGTAGAAGAAATCGCGCGAATTTTTGGTATCCCCCAATTTATGATCCAAAATCAAGAAAAAACGTCTAGCTGGGGTTCAGGTATAGAGCAAATGTCAATGGGGTACGTAAGATACACGCTTCTCCCGTGGGTAAAACGGTGGGAGAATGCGATATGGAAAGACCTTTTGAGCGAGAGCGACCCAGATGTCCAAGTGAGGTTCAACCTCGAGGGGCTACAGCGCGGCGCGACAGATACGCGATTTAACGCCTATCAGAAAGGCATTGACATGGGCGTATATTCCCCGAACGAAATAAGGGAATTAGAAGACATGAATCCTCGCGAGGGCGGCGATATTTATTTAACGCCTCTAAATATGCGAGTACAAGGAGATGGCATGATTGACGATACAGACCAAGCAGCAAATTAGGGATTTTACCCTTGACATAAAAGAGATCACGGAGGCTGGACGTTTCAGCGGCTATGCTTCCGTTTTTGATGTCATTGATTATTATGATGATATTATTCTGCGAGGGGCTTTTGCGAAAAGCATATCCGAAAAAATACCTGCTATGCTATGGCAGCATGAAAGTACAGAGCCTATCGGCATATATGAAAGCATAAGAGAAGATGATATAGGACTTTGGATCGAAGGACGCTTGCTCCTCGACTTAGAAAAAGCCAAAGAAGCATATATTCTCTTAAAAAATCAGGCTATACGTGGGCTATCGATAGGTTTTATTCCCACTTTATGGGAATGGGAAAATCGAGAAAATCGGCGTATACGCATTTTGAAAGAAATTGATTTGTGGGAAATCTCGCTTGTTACATTTCCAGCTAACCCGAAAGCATTAGTAGATGATGTGAAAAGCGTGAAATCACTCCGCGAAGTTGAAGATATTCTGCGCGACGCAGGATTTTCACGAAATGACGCGAAGGCTTTAATAGCAGCTTGCAAAACCGCTCAGCGAGAGGTTGAGACGGAAAATGAAGAAATCAAAGCTGCACAAAAACTCTTAAATCTTATGAAAGGAACTGAAGAATAGTATGTCGGAAATGAAAGAAATTTTAGACCAGTACGGCGAGGCTTTTGAAGAATATAAGAAAGTTAATGACGCGCGTTATGAGGAGTTGAAAAAGGGAACGGGCAAGGGCGCGGAGTTAGAAGAAAAACTCGCCCGTGTTGAAGCTGACTTGCAGAAAAAGGAGCAGCAGCTGAGCGACCTCGAAGCAAAAATGAATCGTCCCAGCTTCACAGGCAAAACGGTTGACGATCCTATAAAGGCGGAGCATAAAAAAGCATTTGACGCTTTTATTCGTAAGGGAATTGATACTGGATTAGCGGATATTCAGACAAAAGCGGTTCAGATTGGCGTTGACGCTGACGGTGGGTACGCAGTACCTGAAGAAATGAGCCGTGAAATTTATCGTATGATAGACGCTGACAGTCCTATGAGGTCGGTTTGCGGAGTGCGCCTTGTCGGAACAGAAGATATAAAGCAGCTTGTTGATGTTGGCGGTTTAACTTCGGGCTGGGTAGCTGAAGCTGCCACGCGTCCTGTTACAAACTCGCCTCAGCTTGCACAGGTAACGCCGACTTTCGGGGAAATCTACGCCATGCCAGCGGCAACTCAGAAAGCCATTGATGATATTTTCTTTGATGTTGAAGCATGGCTGGTAAATAGCGTCGCCTCAAAATTTGCGAAAGAAGAAAATGCGGCATTTACAACTGGGGACGGGACAAACAAGCCCAAAGGACTTTTAGCTGCAACTATGGCAACCACTGGCGATGATACTCGAGTCTTTGGGACTTTCCAGTATTTAGCAACAGGTGTAGCGGCAGGAATGCCTACGACTAATCCGGCTGACTTACTTATTGATCTTGTTAGCGCGTTAAAGACTCGCTATTATCGCAATGCCCGTTTCATGATGAACCGCCAGACTTTGGCGACAATCAGAAAATGGAA